ACTACTCTAGCTTTAAAATTTCTATATTTTATCTCTTTCAGAATCATAAAACCTCTCTGTTATAAATTATTGAAAATAATGTTGCAAATAGATTATGTTATAATATACCTATAACCTAATGGTCATAGACATTATCAAAGGAGAATGTTATGTTTAATATTTCAAAGACACCAATGGATAGTTTATTTCAAAAAGACAAATTAGAAGAACAACTTACAATACATAAGGTTTCTAGGGATCAAGTATTAAGAGAAACTTTAGGTAAAAAAATTAAGGAATTTAACAATTGGAAAGTCAAATGGTCTAGGCTTGTAAACAAAAAACATACTGATCCTCACAATTTTGGTTTATTAGAACTATCAGAATTATTAGCTGAATATTTTAATAAAAAAAGACATAATGGATTACCAGTATTATCTTCTACACACTTTATTACCAAAACTTGCATTATAGATGTTTGTGGAGCTTTTATGCAAAATGGTCAAGTTAGATCATTTAATAAAAAAGATTATTGGAAATTAAAAGTTATTGAACATTGGGGTTATCATAAAGGTATTATTGTTAAACAAGGTTATATGCAAGGTTCTGTAAGATTTATAAAAAAATTAGACCAAATAAGAACTGATGCCGATTATACATTGTCGGTTGTAAAACAGAAAAAAACTAAGATTCTTTATTGGGGTTGGTTAATACCACAATCCAATGGTAAATATAATATTGAAGATAGGTCGGTAATAAACGACAAAAAAATATCTGATGTTGTAACCAATATTGATATTGAAAGTTCATCTAAAATAGAAGGCATAGTTTATCCAAAAGAAAATCATTGGACTAAACCTAAAAAATAGTATTAGCGATAGATTATAATATTATTGCATTATCTTATAATATAGTTATAAAAGTCTTATATGACGAATCAACCTAAAATTTTAGGCGATTGCTATAAGAAATTCGGCTTACAACATACAAGTAAAAGCCAAAATACCATACCTGACGACATTAGATTTAGAAATTACATAGTCCTTACCCCAAAAGAAAAAGCTAACCTACCAGCTAATTGTTCATTTACTGGTGGAACTATTGCACATGAAGTTATTCAATCTATTAAATGTAAAAATAAAACATTCAAAGATGCAGTTAAATTAATACAAAATAAAATAACTAATTATGAAGCTGTAGATGAAAAAGATAAAATTAAATTTAATTATATTATAGAAAATTTAGAGCCTTTAGTTCAAAACCATTTAGATAATATTGATGAAATACCTAAACAAGATTGGAAAGCTGAACTAGAATATACACATTGGGCAAAAGGCATAAGTACATATTTCTTAGCTTATGTAGATTTAGTTGGCAGTACGAATTTTGGGGATATTAAAAATGTGTTTGGTACATTAACTAAAACTAAATCTGGCTTTAGTTATTCAAAAAAAAAATGTCCTAAAGTTCCATACCATTCTGATTGCTTACAAATAGCTCTATATTCAAAACTGCTGCCAAAACATAAGCCATTTCTAACTTATGCTAGTGATAGCGATAAAATTATATTTACACCTGAAAACTGTGTGGAACTTAGACCTGAGAATTTAGATTATTATTATGAGGAGTTAGTTCTATATCAAAAGTGTTGGGAAAAGAAATTAGAACTAGCCAATGGAGATATTAAAACTTTAGCTTTGCTTTGCAAACCTGACTTTAGTGAAATTAGAAAAAATGGTTTTTGGTGGAAAGGAATAGATCCTGACATTATTAAAAGATTTAGAAATTACTATGAACTTTAAACAATTAATTAATCATTATGAAAGCTTAGATAAAAAAGAATTAATAAAAAAATTAGTAGATAAAAATACTTTAATCTTAAAACAAGAAGATGAAATTGAAAGACAAAATAATGAAATTACTAATTTAAAACAATTAGAAGAATCACACAAACAAACAAATGGTAAATTACATTCAGAAATAAAAAAACTAAAAGAGGATTTAAACAGTCCTTTAAAAACAATGAGAGAGGTTGGAGTATTATGAAAAATGGCTTAGCAGAAGCAATAAAAAAATTTAGAGATAGTATAGATGATAAAGACTATGCAAACTTAGGAGCAAAAGGAAAGTATCTTACAGTTCCATATAGACTTAAATTTGTTAGAGATTTTTTCGGTGAAAGAATTTCAATACAAACAGAAAGCACAGAACTATCTAATGGTTCACATAAATTTAAAGCAAACATTTATATAGATGACAAGTTAGTAAGTGTTGGTGAATCAAAGCAGATGCAAAATAAAGATAAAGAGTTTGAAAAACAACAAACAGTTTCTATTGGTAGAGGTCTATCAATATTAGGTTTCTTTGGTGATGAGTTAGCAACTGCTGAAGAAATGGAACAGTTTTTAAAACCACAAAAAAAAGAAATACCTAAACCAATTGCTAAACCAAAAACAAATACAAAAAGTACAAAAGATTTAGCTGATGCTTGGATTGAACAAATGACATCTGTTGCCCAGCATTCTAAATCACAATTATATTTTGAAAAAAATTTAACTCCTATTAGAGAAAATTATAAATCTGATCTAATATCAATAGCTGCCGATCCCTTTGAGCAATTGAGAGTTGAAACAGCATACAACAAACTAAAATCACAAATACAAAATAGGAGTACGAATGGCAGATAATTATGACAATTCTGGAGCTTTATGGAAAAGACAACCTAAAGATTCAGATGTTGCTGGAAAAAAATATCCTCAGTATGAGGGAAATCTAACAGTTGGTGGTAACAAAAAGAAAGTTGCTGCATGGCTTAATGTTGAAAAAACAAAAGATACCCAACCAGATATTAGTCTAAAGATTTCAGACTTTATGGAAAAAAAGGAATAAAATATGGAAAGCAAGAATCCCCCTCACTATCAGAAACCAATACAAACTGCTGATGCCATTATGAGTCAGATGACACCAGAAGAAAACATAGGATATTTGAGGGGTTCTGCTTTAAAACATTTATGTAGGTTTGGTGCTAAAGGTGGTCAAACTTTAGACAAAGCTTTAATGGATTTGGAAAAATCTGATTGGTACTTAAATAAATTAATTAATTATTTAAAGACTTTTAAAAAAGATGGAGCAAATCTCCAAGATACACCAGCAAATGTAACAAATTTATTTAAGGATAAGAAATGAAAAATGGACATATATATTTAAGCCAAATTAAATTAGATGTATTAAAATTTTTAAAATACTTCATACATCATAACGATTATGCACCGACCTATAAAGAAGTAGGTCAAAAATTTAGATTTAGTAGAGCTAGAGCTGGTGCAATTATAGCTGAACTTTTTAAATTAGGTTTAATAGATAAGAATAAACAAGCACATAGAAATATAGAATTAACAGATAAACAATTAGAAAAAATTTCAATGTTGAAAGTTAATAAAAGTTATTCAACTATGGAATTTAGAAAGTGAACAAAGTTATGAAAGAAAGTTTTTATGAAGTTAGTGTAAAAATTAATGAAGAATTTGAGAATGCAGAAATAGCTGCAAACACAAATATCCCTAGTAATAATGCTAGGGTTACAATTCTTGATATAAAATTAGACAAATCAAGAATTAAATTAACTAAAGATGAGGAGTCTAAAGAGGATGGCTTTAAGTAATAGCTTAATAAGAAGATATGCCAAACTTCAAAAACTGCATGATGAGATTATGCGACCTGCAAAAAATAAAGGTCGTCAATGTGTTCACACTCTTAATGCAAAAAAGAAGTATGACAAAACTTATAGGCAAATAGTTGGTGTAGAAAATGAAGATGCCAAATTCATTTACTCTGGTTAACCAATAAACTTAAAAGTTGTAAAAAACTATAGGCTTGGAGTCTGCATAAAATAAGGAGAGAAAGATATGTCAAAAAGAAACTACAGAGGAAGAAAAAGAACAGCAACAGATATTGTTTTAAACAAAGCTATAGGTAAAAAAATAAAAGAAGCTAGGTTAAGTAGAATTGTTTTAATTGAAGATAAAAACACAGCTTCTATAGGTAAAGAATGTGGTATTACTTTTAAAGTATCACATCTTGTTGATAAAAAAAAACCATGTACTCAAACTGAATTAGCTAATGCTTTACACCCACCAAAAACATTTCAACAAATACAGAAATATGAAAAAGGTAAGAATGGTGTATCAACAATTATATTACTTCAAATTAGTAATTTTTTTGGAAAGCCATTAGAATACTTTACAAGTGAAGCTACAGAATTATTGGGGCAAGAAAATCCACCTAATAATAATCCCACATCTACTGCTCCCTCTTTAGATAAAAATGGGATTAATTTAAAAAGTGATTTTCATTAAATGTGAAACTGATAAGGAATTTTCCTTATCATATTTGTTGTGTGTAAGGGGTAGTTTTAACTAGGACTACCCCTTTTAAATTTTGTATTTTATAATTTTCAGAAAACATAAAGAAGATAAATACAGGCATTATACTAATGAGATTTTTTCAAAAGAAGAAGATGCTTTAGGTTTTGCCGATAGAAGCTTTACTAGAAAACAAAAAGACTTATGGAAAATTGTGGACTACAATAAAGAAAATATAGACAAGTATTGGTATTAATTATTTATTAAATAATAACTAATTCCCAATAGTTCTATTATTATTATTATCTCTAACATCTTTTATATGCTCCTTAGCTTCCTTTTCTGTTGCAAAAAATTTCTTAGTAAATACTTCCATGTTTAAAGCACTCAGCAATTTTTTTAATTTTATTTTTTTTATTCTATTGCTGCCATGCATTACCCTATAAACATACAAATCTTTTTTAATTGTCATATTAACTCCAATTAAAGTGTTTGTTTTGATACTCAATGTTTTCAACTGCATTAGCATTGTTTTTAAATGGCTTAATGTAGTTCTCATAAACAAAGTTAATATCTTTATCTCCAAGATCCCTTGCTAGGTCTATGGCATTTTCTTTATGCTTTTTAGTGTATGCCCAATAAGTAGCGGTATAGTGCCTAAAAAAGTACGACTTTCTATCTATGGGTAGTTGTACCTTATTTTTGGCTAATGCCCTCTCTAAACCCCTTATAATCTGTTCTACGCATATAAATTTGCCTTTGTTATTTAAGAATAGATTATCTTGGTGGCTAGGCAGCTTATTGACATAATCACTAATTAGGTCTTTTAACTTAGTAGAAATTG